CCCCGTAAGGGGGCCCGGCGCAGTGCAGTCTATCCGCGTTCATCTGTTTGTTCTTCCCTTTCCGGGGGAGGACAGATGAGGTGGACACGATCGGGGGGAGTACCCCTCAGGACCATTAGGAGCTCTGGTGCGTTGTGTCGGTGAAGAAGCGAAGACCCTTACCCGTGAGGGAGTTGGGTCCTGGTCGGGTTGAGCACTGGTTTAAACACGGTCTCACGAAAGTGGAATCGCGTCTTTTGCCAGACTCTATCGACCTAGCTACTTTTCCGAAACACTTGCAGGGGATTCAGGTGACTGAATCCGAAAGCCATCCCACTTGGCGCTCTCGAGGTAGAGGCGACCAACGGGATATCGGAGGTGACTTTGTCACCCAGAAGAAGTCCGCGGACTTCGGTGTTATACCGAAGGCGTGGATTGATTCCGGGTGGCAATTTATCGATGCTTCAAAAGATACTTACAAGGACGTATACAAAGGTCCTGTTTGTATCTCAGAGTGTCGAATTGAAGGCTTATGCAGTTTCCCGGACTACATCAATTCTAGCAATGCTAGTCTTGACATGTTCGGTGCGACTGCTATAGCCAACTGTGCACCTACGAAACCGACCGCGAACTTGCTAGCTTCGCTAGCAGAAGCCTACCATGACGGTTTACCAAAACTGTTAGGTAAGGCCACCTGGCAAGCGAGGACTCAGCGTGCAATCGATGTCCGCCGTAAGGCGGGCACGGGTGCCGATGAATTCCTCAATTACCAGTTTGGCTGGCTTCCCCTTGTGAGCGATGTCCGAGACTTTGTCAAGGGCGTCGCTTTCATGGATATGTTGTTGCAACAATATATCCGTGACAATGGCAAGGTAGTTCGTCGTCAGTTTGCTTTCACACCAGAAGTTTCTGTTAGTGAGACGGTTATCAGCTCGAATACAGTTCCATATACAGGAACTAATCCGGGTCTGGTGCCTAACTTTCAGAAACAACCACGTGGGAAAGTTCTACGCCGTCGTGAGACGGTGGTTGAGCGTTGGTTTTCAGGGGCATTCGTCTATCATCTTCCGAAGACGTTCTTTTCGGAGTTGTATAGTCCGTTTGCCGACAAGTTCCAAGTGTACCGAAAGGTATTTGGACTTGAACTGACACCCGACGTTCTTTGGGAACTTACCCCGTGGAGTTGGGCTGCTGATTGGTTTTCCAATGCCGGCGATGTAATACACAACGTCGGCGCTTGGGCCAATGGCGGTCTGGTTATGAAGTATGGGTATATCATGGAGCATACATATGTCCGTGACACCTATACTTTCGTTGGTCCCACCAATCTTAATGGTGGTGAATACCAACGACCCCCCGACACAGTATTGGTTAGTGAAACCAAGATGCGTCGGAGGGCTAACCCCTTTGGGTTCGGACTCACTATGGGGGGCTTATCTACCCTCCAAAAGTCCATTCTTACGGCAGTCGGTTTAACCCGGCTGAAGTGAGAGATAGACATAATGCGTCAAACGCCAATGGGGCTCAAGACCTGAGCCCTAGGAGGTATGCCTATGGCACTAACCGATCCACAGTCCATCACGATTAGTGGGACGACCACGCCGCTTCCGCGAACCTTTGCGGAGGGGGCCGAGTCGGCCTACACGTCCTCTGATGGACTAATCAAGCTGTCGGTAAACCATAACCTGATCAAACAGGGAAGGATCCGACACCTCTTGAGGATCGATCACTCGAAGTTGGCCTCTGATCCGTTTAAGCCTTCGGAAAACGTGCGCGTCAACACCGCTTGCTATATGGTGTTTGACGTGCCGCCCGCGGGCTACACGAACACAGAGATCTTGGCCGTTTACACGGGCTTCAAAACCCTGTTTACGGCGACTTCGGATGCGGTCGTCACCAAAGTTCTTGGTGGCGAGTCGTAGCGGGGGACCGGACGGTTCGGAGAAGCGCAAGCCTATCCGACTCGTTCCGACCCACCATGATGGCAGTGAGCTTAACGAGATCGACATTCACCTAAAAGTCAGCTATAAAACGCTGGCTTGGGTGTATATGTTGTTCAACGTTGGTTCTCATGTCATCGACAAGGTCGATTTGTCAAAACTGTTTGAGAATGTCTTTTAGACTTCTCAGCAGCTAGACAAACTTCCTTGTGGTCTGTGCCAGTGATGGCATAACCCGGTGATGGTCAGCTGTAGGTAGTTGTTTCTATCAATTCGGAATGATCCGAGCACTGCTCGGGTAATCCCTGAGAGAAAGGACGAGATGTCCATGTCCCCCGGGGATGAGTCATCCCCGACAAACCATGACCTGTTCCGCGCGGTCCGGTTGGCTAACGCCAATTGGATCGCTTTGGAGTATGGTCACAGGATGCGCTTCATTGTGAGCGCGGATCCTGTCAATGGTGACGGCGGTGCCTTTTGTTTGGGCATTTTCGACGCCATGACGGATACGTTCATCACTCTGGAGGAATTGTTGGAACACCTACCCGTGGAACAGCGTAAGCTGGACCTCGGCTGCTGACCGATTAGTACATAGGCTATGGATTCGGTAACCCCCTAATAAAGGAGGGCCGATGAAAAGCCTGATGTACCTCTGGTCCCGATTAGCGGAGGAATCCGCTGATCTGTGCTGCACGAGCGCCCGCCAGGACATTAATACCGTCCAGGCGCGTGTCGAACATGAGGGGATATCGTTTTTAACGATATCCCTACCAAACCTTGGGAAGTCACTCCAAAAGTGGCTTGACCAAGGTGAGGTGGGCATCGACTCCTCTTTCGCTCGCGGAAGAGGAGGAAGGCTCCCCCGATTTCTCGGAGGTTTCTTCGCCCGTGTGTTCGACCGGAGTAGTGGCTTGTTACTCGATAACCCCGATACGGAAGCTATCATCGCCATTCGTCAGCTAACGCTGATGTTTGGTAAGATGGAGCTCAAGTGCTCACCAGCACGCGAGCTTGCTGCCGTTCGGAATTACATCGAGTGTGAGCAGGAAGTCCGAATGTTCGACAAGCGGATCACTCGTAGAGAATTGAGTGAATTCGCTGAGGTGTCGAATATGCTGTTTGGAACTGTTTTCGACCAAATGGACAGAGATGTCTATTATGGAAGAGTAGTTCCGAAGCACGGTCCAGGATCAACCGCTGATGGACTTAAGGGAAACCAAAAGTTCAATCAGCGAGTCTGGACCGATCGTCTCGAGGCAGTTCTACCTGCCGGTGAGAATCTTCTCCCTAACTGGCGTTTTTACGACCAGTTGCGAGAAGTTGACTTCCTCGAACCTGGTTCTGAGGTGCCTGTAAAGGTTACCTTAGTTCCTAAAACGCTGAAGACTCCTCGAGTTATTGCGATGGAGCCGACCTGCATGCAATATATGCAGCAGGCCGTCTATCGTAGTTTTCTCGAGCACTTCTATGAGGATGACTTCCTCACGAAGGTTATCGGTTTTGACGATCAGGTCCCTAATCAGGACTTGGCACGTCAAGGTTCGCTTGATCAGCGGACCGCAACACTCGATTTGAGTGATGCTTCCGATAGAGTCTCCAATCAGCTCGTCCGAGCAATGTTAGCTCGGTGGCCGCATTTGTTTGCTGCTGTCGATGCGACACGTTCTCGTCGGGCTGTCGTACCGGGCAATTCCGAAGTAATTCGGCTTGCCAAGTACGCGTCTATGGGTTCGGCACTTTGCTTCCCTATCGAAGCAATGGTCTTTACGACATTGATCTTCGTGGGGATTCAGAGATCGCTTAACACGTCACTTTCCCGGCATAACCTGAGAAGGTTTGCCGGCTTGGTGCGTGTCTACGGTGATGATCTAATCGTCCCCGTGGACCATGTGCCTTCCGTTGTACGAACGCTAACGCATTTCGGTGCGAAAGTTGGTTCGGACAAGTCTTTCTGGACTGGGAAGTTCAGAGAGTCTTGTGGCCGGGAGTACTTTAATGGGCACGATGTTAGTATAACTCGTGTCCGGCAAGCGTTTCCGGCACAACGGAACGACGTTACTGAGGTTGAATCCCTGGTATCACTCCGGAACCTACTCTACATGAGAGGTTACTGGAGAACATGCCAGTGGCTTGACAGCGTTTTGACGGGAGTCTTAAAACACTTCCCAGTTGTCAGCCTAACAGCCCCAGTTTTGGGCAGGGTGAGTTTTCTTGCTGAGAGTAGCTATGCTCGGCGGGTTAGGCTTGCGAATCAGATGTCTGCTTCATTGCAGGCACGCGATAAGCGGCCATATACCTACCGGGTATGCTCTCAAAGCGAGAGGGTTCACCCAGGCCTTCATATCCCCTTAGTCAGAGGATATGTAGTGGAGGCCAAACCCCCTAGAGATCATCTAGAGGGGACTGGTGCCCTCACCAAGTGTTTGCTTGGGTTGGACACGGATGCTTGGTTAAGGGATTCAATTCCCTGGCATCCATCCGACGTAACCCCACGAGAGAGTACTCTCAACCCCAAAGGAAGAGAGCCTCTCCAAGGTCGAAGCGAGCACCTGGAACGTAGTGGACGTCCCAAGTCGTCTAGCCTCAAACTTGGGTGGAGATCACCCCTTTAAGGGAGTGGTCGGGCCAGCCATGGCCTGAGGGAGAGCCCGAAG